TTACTCTTTTTTCTTTCTTTTTCTATTTTTCTCTCCAGTGAAAGGATCTAAATATTCTTCCATTGAGATTTGGTCTGCAACGATATCCTCTTGTAATTGATTACGAATATAATTTTCAATCACTTTTTTATTTCTACCTACTGTATCCACATAAAATCCTTTACACCAAAATTTTCTATTTCCATATCTATACTTTAAGTTAGCATGTCTATCAAATATCATTAAACTACTTTTTCCTTTTAAATAGCCAACAAATGATGATACCCCAAGTTTGGGTGGAATACTTACTAACATATGGATATGATCTTTACATGCCTCTGCTTCAATTATCTCTACACCTTTTCTCTCACATAATTGACGCAATATAATCCCTACATCTTTTTTTATTTTTCCATATATCACTTGTCTTCTGTATTTAGGTGCAAAGACAATATGATACTTACAATTCCATTTTGTATGTGCTAAACTGTTTGTGTCAGATGACATTAAATAGCATCTCCTCGTGTTGATTATTTTGGTTGGCTGACCAATATTTATTCTAGCACGTAGAGATGCATTTTTTGTGACAATGGTAGAACCTTTTCTGAACCATACGCATAGCGTATGGTTTTCTTTTCAAAAAAATAACCGCCTCGAATTCGATACGGTTATCTAGCAAGAACCACGTACTTACAAATACGTTTAGAATCTCTTCGACAATCTTGCTATAGACAGTCTATGCTGTTACTAAATTAAACCACCACACAAACTTACTCCCATCCAGGAACACAGAGCTTTGTCGCTCGTCAGCAACGTCATATGAATTCTCAGTTCATGTTGTGGTGACACTTTAAACGGTCTGTGCCAGTAGCGACCGAGTCATTTCAAGAATGACCATTTCACATTTATATTATAACACTTGTCGTGCGTAACTGTATAGTTTTTCAGTTGTATTTAAAGTTAAGTTATCTACTTCGCGCTTTCCTTGCCTTAATTGTGAAATTACATATTGCGCTACGCCAGTTTGTTTGTGAATTTGGTAACCTGTTATATCGCTTTTGATCAATTCAATTATTTTTAATTTATAATCACTCATATTATCTACGTCCATTCTTTTTATCTAAACAATAAAAATGTGTTTTTCTCCCGATAAATAATAACAATGGTAGGCTTAATAAAAACAATATTAAATACATTTGTTCTGTCATAATTGAAAACCTCCAAATAATATTATATTATATAAGTGTAAGGAGGAGCCATCAGGCTCCAAGCATAATGTTAATCTTTGTTGTTTGGCTTTCGGTCTAGGTAGCCGAGATGCCATTCTCTAAGTTGTTTTAACACTTCTGGAATTATCAGTACTGCCAATACTTGATGTTCTAGAAGTGTTTTTATTATGTCTAGCATGAGGCTTTTCACCTCCTTACACATAATTTGTAAGTCATCAACTAACCTACAAATATAATTATACTAAACAATTGTTTATTAAGCAAGTGTTTTTTTAAATTTGCATAAAAAATAGGCAAGTACCGTAGTACCTGCCTGTTATCTACATTTAAATCTTGAGAGAAATGTTAAAAAGTTCTAGTAAAATAATAGCACATTTTATCTTTAAATGTAAATAGAAAGCAGGTATGTAACGCACCTGCTTAAATAGACATGACTATGTCATTCTAACTGATTTCTCCCCATAAGTCACCTAATATCTGATTAGGTGGGGCAGAACCATTCCATGTTCTAATAGGCAAGTAATAACGTTGCCCCTCCCATGTATATCCTACCCAAACATGACCATCTTGTAACATCACTTCTGTATAATCACAATATCCACCAGGTTGGAACTGATAACCCACTGGACAAGATAAGAATGGCCCCACTTTTCTTACTGTGATTGGTTGATTGCCGTTTGTGAATCTAGCACTTTCTTCCATGTAGTAAGTACCATATTTATTACGTTTCCATGCACTTGCAACTGGTTTAACTGTATTACTTGAAGCGCTTGACTCATTAGAGACAGTGGCAACCGGTATTTTACCATCCATATACGCCCTAATCTGCTTGATAAAGTAGTCTTTAAGTTGCAACCGCTTGTCTTCTGGCAATAGACCGCGAGTTACTGGGTCAAAACCAGTGTGTAAAACCGAACTTCTATGAGGGCATGATGTTGAAGTAAATTCATTGTGCAATCTGATTGTATTTCTGTTTGCTGGTAATCCCCATTTTTTCAACAATCTAGCGCATTCTTGGAAAGTTGCCTGTTCATTTTTTAAGAATGTCGCGTTATCTGCGCCCATTGATTGACATACTTCAATACCGTAATAATATTTATTACCTATTTGATTAGCGGTATGCCAACCTACTTGTGATTCATCTAAGGCTTGCCAAACTGTGTTGCCTGATACATAACTATGCGCAATGCCCGCTTCTAATCTTGATAAAGGTGCATTTACTAATCCGTTACGATATGCTTCAGCAGTCGCCCCTTTGCTCCCTGCGTCGTTGTGTATAACTATACCTTTAGGGTTACTACCACGCTTAGGTAGGTCATAACCTTTAACCACATCTTTGATGATTTTAAGTTCTGCTGCTTTAGGTTGTGGCTTAGCTGTTTCTTTTTTAGGTGCTTGTGTAGGAGATTGAACTGATCGTGGCGCTGTCTCACTTTTAAAATTCGGACGGATAAACCACATAGGGAAATCATAAGCATGTTGTCGTCTTGTAACTTTTTCCCAACCCCAGCCGGGTTGTTCGATTCCGTCAGTCCAGCCACCGCCTAGCCAATTCTGCTCATATACAATGATGTAATCTAAAGTTGCTTCAATTACCCATGCTACGTGTCCGTATCCTGCACCGTAATTACTACCGAACACAACCATGTCGCCGGGTTCTGCCAAAAAGTCTGGTGTATTTTGGTATACAGTAGCTAGTCCATCGAAATCGTTTGCAAATGGTATATCTTTTGCACCTAAACCTTTTAGAAGTAATCCAAACAAAACTTTCCAACCAGCATTGGCATAATCAAAGCATTGAAATCCATACCATAAGTCCGCATTGAATTGTTTTCCCTCAGAAGTTTTCAACCACTCTATAAACTCTTTTTTAGTTAATTTTGCTTGCATTGTCGCCACCTCCATGATGATACTCATTCACATCAAAGCCAACATCGTTAGAGGCGTCTGTGAAAGGTTGTGATGTATCATACTCTTTTGGTGCTTTCGTGCTTAATTCCGGCGTTAAACTACTGTTTTGTGATGACTTCCACGTAACTTGTTGTTCTTCTTTGTTACTGTCTCTAGGCGCTTGATATGTCTGTGCTATAGATGAATCTGAGACGCCTTTTGACGTTGGGTCAGTAATAACGCCAATACCTGTAAGTAACGTGAGGATAGCGCCTATAATTGCGCTAGCTTGATTTAATTGAGTAGATAAATCTAATCCGAATAAATCCGTGACTTGCTTGATAAATAGCAACAATGCTCCAACTAAACCAGTTAGTACTGCTTTGTTTTTGAATCTCAATTTCCAGTTAATATCCATTTGTTTGCTCCTTTTATCCAAAATAAAAAACGACTAAAAAATTAGTCGTTTAAAATTATTCAATGGTCAATGTTGGAGATCCTGAATAAACATCACTTATAGTGACATACAACATCCCTGAAGGATTACTAAAGTTAATGTTTTTACTTGCCACTCCGCTATTGACTCCTGATATTCCTAAATCACTTGACCCTAAATTAGTTTGCGAAATCCTCATTATACCGCTACGTACATTTTCTATTGTCACCTGATAACTTTTATTAGGTTCAACTCCATTTATTGTCCATTTTGCTGTTGAATCTTCTATGCTATCCGGATATTTATTTTTAGGTAAGGGTTTAATTACAAAAGATGAAGGCTTTTTCCATACTTGGATATTTCCAGCATATACTTTTGTATATTCTTCACCTTCGTAAATAAACTTCTTTACATTTTTAAAATTACCTTCCATAAAATCACCCCTTAATTAAGTAAAGTGTATTAGGGTCTTTTTGATACAAATAATTATATTCTGTTTCACTGCCTGTCCAAACATTCAGTGACGGCTGCGAAGAACCGATAGGTTGATAAAGTTTATCTGCTTCCTCTTTTGTAAAAGCATTTGATGATAAAAGATAACGTTCATCATGACTGTGATTTATGTCTGATTTTTTTGATAAAGCATTTTCTAATCCTTCAATCTGTTTGATTGTATGACTATGATTTTTATCTGCATACAAACTGTTTAATGATTGCTTGAATCCCTCAAAATCTTCTGTACTAACTTTTGAGCCAATCTGTTGCAATACACTTTCTGAAATAGAGTTGTTTTGTATTGCTTCTGCTAATTCTCTTAATGTATTCATAGATTCAGGCGCGCTATCAACTAGTTCAGCAATTTTTGAATCCGTATACGTTTTAGAGTCGTTGAGAGTTGTATCTTTGATTTTTTCAACTTCTTGCAATTTATCTTCTAACCCTTCAACATTTGCGATATTGATTTTGTCCAATAACTCAGGTTCTGCTTTGATATCTGTATCTTTACCATCAATTTGCCACATTTTAGTGTCAGGATTGATTGATACTACAGTACCGTTTTTACCGGGTGCGCCTTGTTCTCCTTTTTTACCTGCTTCACCTTTTGCACCAGGTTGTCCCGGTTCGCCTTTATCACCTTTCGCACCTTTAAATTTACTTTCATTCTTTTCGATGTAAGAAATAACATCTTTATCTATTTTCTCTTTAAAGTCTTTGCTCAATAAATCTGTCGCGTTATCTTTTAAGATTCTCGTAATAGCATCATCTACCAATTTAACATCGATTTCTTTTGCTACAGCAGATTCAATACCACTATCAATGATATTGAAAGAAAAGTTTGCGACATGTATTTTTTCTTCTTCTTTCTCTAAAAACAGCTTACAGCGAACATAACCAGCGTGTTTGATAACCTTTTTAGGTATCTTGTAGGTAAGGAACCCTTTTACAACATCGTCGATAATCAGGGGCTCATTTTTGAATATAGAGCCATCTTCCATAAACAAATGTAATCTAGGTGTTAAGCCATGTGCTTTTAGATCGATACGACCTTGTTTGTCATTGATACCTATTCTTATAGATGCTGTATTTTCATCTTCAGTGTAAAATCGACAGCCAACGTCACCTAAGTCAACACCATCATTTTTTATTCTCGTTTCAACATCTTTTATTTTGTACATTTATACACCTCTTTATTTATATTTATCCCTTGTGAAGTAGATACCTTTTAAGCCGATTTGTTTATATAACTTAGCGATTGTACTTGCTTGATGTTGGCACCACTCTATAGCAGTAGCGTATTGGTGGGTAGCTGGATTCTTAGGATTCCATCTAATTCGGTACAACGTGTTTTGACCTTTATTGATGTAATCCTTTCTTACGAAGCTAGCACCGCCCATGATTGCTTTTGCTGGAGATGCCCAACCTTTATTCTTAGCAAATTTCATTGCATAATCAGGGTCGTTGTCGAATGCACCAATACCGAAGTAATTATATGCACCGTATCTACCACTAGCGAAGTTACTTGTTCCGTATCCACTTTCTAAGAAAGCGTGCGCGATCAAATAGATTTCGTTAATGTTGTTTTTCTTACAGGCTTCTGCAAATGCTTTGCCTTGTCCGTCTAGCGTTCCTTTCCCTTTGAGTATCTTATTAAGCGCACTAACTGAAACGCCTTGATACTTGCCTAAATTAAGCATTTGATAGCATTGTGTGTTACTTTCCCATATTCGCTTAACATTCATTGCTGAGCTCGTTTGTGCTCGTGTTGCATTAGCCCAGCCCCATGTATGAGATTTTTTCGGGTTACCCCTAGACATTTGTCTATCCAGTGCTTGCTGGAACGTGAACGGACTTTTTTCAGTAACGATGCTTGGTTTTTCATCTGATGCAGTGGGTCCTCTTGTTGACGCACTGTCAACCGATGTTTTATCACTAATTCTTATTGTTGTTTTTGTAGTTACTTCTTTAATATTTTCTCGTTTCAATATATCTCGTTTGATGTACGTCTCAAGCATTTTCTTTTTGACTTGCTCATACTTTGCGTCATCCGGTATACCTTGCTTAATCAAGTCGTAATTAATTAAATCTTTCATACTACGCCAAATATTAGGGTCTACCTTTAACGTCGTTTCAGATAATTCTTTATCTGTTCCTGACAACAACCATACACCCCGTATTAAAGCTTGTATTTGGTTCATTAAGAATTGACGCTTACTATCTGTTTGACCACCACATACTTCAATAACCAACCAATTAGGGTGACGCGGGTCATCAAAATTGGTTGGTCTAGCAAGCCATGTAGCCTCTCTATCGACATATAAATGCGGTATTTCATAATCGCTTATAAACTTATTTCTTTGCGTATACAGTTCGTCTACAGAACGCATATGCATTGATTCTTTTATATATAATCCTTGAATATCTGAGCGTTCATCACCCATTACAACTATATGATCAATGAAGTGCTCTTCTTTATCTAAAACATTGCTGTAAGCAGTGTATTTTACTGTTTTAACTTCTTTAAATTGCGGTTTCTTCGCTTCGCCAGTAATTGTTGAGTCATTGGCTTTTGATGCTGAACTTGTATCAGTACTACTAGGTTTGCTAGTATCTTTTGAATATGGAGGTCTGACAAAGCCTGTAACACTTACATAAGGGTGTCTTACTAAACTTCCCGGAGAACCTGTCCAACTATTAGAATTAACCCAGTTTTGGTCAACGCTATAAAAATAACTTTTATTAGATGGTCCTACTACTATTGCGGTGTGTCCGTCCGAACCTATTCCGTTGCCAGGGTGCCAAACTGCGATGTCTCCAGGTTCCGGTACAAATCCAGATGAATAACGATAGAATCGGAAACCCTTAGGATATCTGTAATTAGCCATATCCTTAGCATTGCCCCATGTTACAAAACCCCAATATCTTTTAAAAATAAAGTTAGGTGTATCCCAACATTGACTGCCCCGATAATTATCTATATTAATCCTCTTACCAATATTCGACTTTGCCCACTCCACCACTTCACTAGCTGTAGGCTTTCTAGTCTTTGGGTTAGGTAATCCCATGTATGCACCTCATTTCAATCAAAATAAAAAGCCAGTGCCGAAGCACTGACTCTTAACTGTTATTTACATTTACCAAACCAGAAGCACGCCCAGAAGCTATATCCTAAAATCCCTTTAAGCATGGTAATCACCTCCTTTAAATACCAAAAATAGTTCTTAGTAAAGCTATGACAATCGTACTGAAGATAGTCCCTATCAAACCGAGAATCCACATTTTCATATCGCGTATATTTTTGTCGTTTTCTTTCTTATTTTTTTCGTCTATCTGTCTTTCCCTCTGGATAGCATCTAAAGTTTTATCTAATTTAATGTTAACTTGCTCTTGAGTTTTTTGACCTAATTTAATCTCATTGAGAGTGCTAAGCATTGTTTTATCATTCTCTTCTAATCTTCTAATTCGCCATTCATGTTCGTGCCGTTTGGTAAATCCAAACATTACGCCACCTACTTTGTGTTAAATTAAAAAGCCTCAAGCATTACACCTGTGACTTTTCATCTTTTGCCTCTGGATATTTTTCACCAGTGATCAATGCATATTCTTCTTTGTCGATTACACCCATGTCTACGTACCACTTAATTTGCTCATTTTTATAGCAACCCCACACATAAAAAGTTTTAATGTCCTTGAAAGTTGGATAAATCATCTTAATTTTCTCCATTTAAACGTCCTCCTCTGTATTTGTTTTACCAGCTTTTAGTTCAGTCAACTGTTGTGTTAACATAGCGTTTTGTTGCTTTAATTCCATCGCCAAAATGTTTACTTGCGTCACCTGCATTTGCATACTTGCAACCATTCCGCGAAGTTCTTCATCACTCAAATCTGATTCACTTTGTTGGTTTGATGCATTCGGTACGTCTTCTTTTTCGAAATTGCTATTGTATTTAATTTCGCCGTTAGTGAAAACGAACTTTCTAGGTTCGAACTCTTCTTTGAATTTGATAGGCACATTGTTATCGTCTACATCTAAACTATTGCGTAAACCGCCAGTATTAACGTATCCGATAACTTCGTTTTTATCGTTTACTGTGATTTTCATTATTTCCACCCCACAATTTTATTTATCGTAACTCTGTTTGCATTAGCACCAGAACCTGTTTTACTGCCTAAATCAAGGTACACATCGTTATCGATTTTTAACGTCGTACCACTTTCTTTAGTTATTAAGCATTCATAACTACCACCACCGTTACCGTCTGAGTCAACTACATTTGTTTTACTTAATTGAATCGCATTTGGTATAGAGGTTAAACTGAATGCTTCAATAACACCACCTGGATAAGTACCGCTTATGAATAGAATTGCATAATTTGTATAAGCTTCGGTTAAATTAATCCTTGTTCCTACACCGTTTGCAGCACCGTCGAATAACACGGCTGTTTTATGTTCGTTAGGTGTAGCCCATTGTGAATCTAATCGACCATTGGTGATTGATCGTGTATAAACTTTTTTAGAGTTTAAAGGTGTGAAGTTGAATAACTTATTTGCATCATCTTTAACAAATACTGATAAGTAGCCTTCGTAACTTTCAACAATACCTGGTAAATCAGGCACACTTGTTACGTAATAATTCCCAGCGCCCAATGCTTCTAAATTACCTTTGGCGTTATATAAGTTCTTTTGGATTGATTGACCGTTATGTTCTGTTAACTTATGTTGTTGCCAACTTATACTTTGTAACTTACCATCTACATACTGTTTAGCTTGATTCAGTGTGTTGTTAGATATTTCTTCAACAAATTGCTTAGTTAAGTTTCCATCATTCTTTTTATAAAACGGGTACCACGTGCCGTAGATTTTGTATTTTGTGTACTCATCGTTTGAATCATCTGGGTACCATGTTGCACGAGCAGTATTATTATCAACAACATAAACAACTAACACACCAGATTTGCTTGATGTATAAGTTGATTCATCGAACGAAGAACCGTCATCAACACCATCTTGTCCGGGCTTCTCTAACGTGCCTATATCCGCCTTTTCTGGCGCATCTTTTGCATTAGTAATATGAATAATCATAGATGAGTTAGCGTGTCTTAAAACAGCTTCTATTGACTGTTCAGATGATTCGATTGCTTTACCGTAATCATCAGTAAGTTTAGACTTTTGCCAATTTGTTGTTGAATTACCTTTAACAAGGTCAGCGCCATTGATTTGTTGTTCAACTTCGTTAACACGTTCAAAAATCGCTTGCTCTTTATCAACAATTTTCTGGAACTCGCTATTTATATATTGAACGGCTTTGTCTTGTGTTGTTGTAATCATCTGTACCGCTTCATTTTGTTTGATTTCTAATCTTTGAATACCTTGATTAATACGACTATCAATTTCAGTAACCAACGATTTTGTATCACTCAAACTTTTCTTTAAGTCCTCAACTTCTTCTTTAACACTTTCTGTTAAGTCCTGAATTGATTTGATATAAACTAGCTTTGTTTTACCGTCAAAATTACTAATTAGATCATTCTGGATATTGAAGTTAAATTGACGCTCTACAATTACGTTATTGCTACCGTTTTGAGTAAAATATGCTTGCGCATGTACGCGTCCAGTGTATTTTAAGAACTCATTTGGGATAACGTATTGCATTCGTCCGTTAATTGCATCAACAATTGTAAGTTCATCACTAATATAAGCGCCGTGTTCATCGTCGAAGTTATCCGTCTTAAGCACAATACTAGTCATCGCATTATGTTTGCTGATTGATAACGGCTTATTATTCTTAGTTACTGCAAAATTTAAAACACCAGTTCCTCTATCTGATTCATAGAAACTGATGTTTGTGTCAATAATTGGATTATATTGTGATGTTGTTTGTAACTCGATTAAGTTATCGTCTTTCGAAAAATTATCTACTATCATTATTCAACCACCTTTCCTTCGAATAAACTCCATTTACCAACGCCACCAGTACCAAAGTTTCTAACTAAAAATTGATGTGCAGACGGGAAGTTATTACGTCTTAATACTTGTGTTGTGTTACCTGGTGTATTCGATTTTACTTCTAATATCCAACCTGCAATACCTTTAAAGTCTTTAGGAAAATCAGTAAATCGTTTTGATTCTTCAGTAGTGATATAGAAATCTAAACCAACGATTTTTAAATCTGATAATTTTGTAATACTCTTAGGGATATGTTCCCAATAACCGGCGTTTTGCGGACAGAAATTCCATGCTCCGTTGTTTTTCTTATTGAAAATGTCAATGACACGTTCGAATTTAAGCATATTTCTACCTGTGCTGTTTCTGGTAAGTACTTGTCTTAGAGCACCATTATAGTGTCCAGGCAGTACATCCAAGAACCACCCTGCATCTCTAAACGCTTTCGGTAACGGGAAATCTAATGCATTTTGTGTGTCTTGCGTATAGATATAGTAATGACCAACTTCCGTAATATCACTTAGATATGCTGGGTTCTGTATTGGTAACGGTTTAACACGTCCACCTGAATCAGTCATCGATACTTGAGGTGCAATGTTTTTTAAGAATTGGTTAACACCTCTTTGGCCGATAGAATAAATTGAGTGATGTCTGTTATTACCAGGTCCAATAGTTACCCCTATTAAAAGTGCTTTACGTCCTGTTTCTAGATCGTAATACATATCTAGACCCTCAGCTTCTTGGAAGTCTCCTTTAAAGTTATTATTCACACCGCCAATATCGATACGTCGTTTAAATAACAATTCTTTTGTTTTTATATCGAAACCTTGTAAGTAGTTAGGGTTGGCTGTATTCGAATCACCTGTATACCAATATAAGATACCTGCATCATAAGTGATACCTTGCATAGGTTGTGTATCTGAAGTGTATTCCATAGGTATATCCATTTGATACAATACTTTGTCTATACCTTTATCAATATCGTCAGCACTTCTAACCTCAACAAAGTTCAACGAATTCTTAAGTTGTCTTTCAGTGGGTTTATATTCACGTCTAAAAATCATTAAATTTTCTACCGGATTATAAATCGCTGACGTATATCTGTCGTTAAATATATTCGGCATGACATCTTGCATTTCATTACCATAAGTTATTTCTCCAGTTCTATATTGGAAACGTACAAACTTGTTGTTTTTGTTACTGTCCAATACAGCTGAATAAATCCATAATTCTCCATCAATGTATCTATACGCATTGTGTGTACCGTGACCGCCGTTTTTAACAAGCAATCTATCAATAAATTGTCCGTTGGGCTTCAATCTAGATAACATGTAATGATTACCTGGACGAGCTTGCGTCATATAAATAATTTTCGTTCTAGGGTCTACCCAAAATGATTGCATTACTGCGTTAGTATATGGCGATAAATCTGTGATGAATTCCGGTTCTTGCTCTTTTGGTTCAAATCGGTATTCTGTCGCTTGATATTCTTTATAGTGTTCATCTACAGCTTTCTCAACCTTTTTAGTGAAAGCATCTAGTGTTGAATAATCATGATACAAACGATCTTGCAATGTCTTATGATCATAACCAGTATTATCAACACGCGCGTCTTTTACCTCGTTGATACCGTCGCCGTTATGACCTATTATCATGTTGCTAAAACGGCCATTTAAATACGTTAAATAATCTTCAACACTGTCATTCAAGTATTTAATTTGTTTCGCTGAGTGTGCGTATATTTCTTCTTTTTGATGATATATAAACATTTTCTCAAGTTTGCTCATTCCATTATCAAGTAATCGATAGTTGTACTCGTGCTGAGCAACTACTTTTTCGCCAGTGATAGAATGCAAACTTGTTATTAATCCGTAAGCCATTGGTTGCCTCCTTTAGTCGTAAAAACTGTAATAATCCTTGATTAACTCGTACATAATAACCTCGTGACCTTTTTCGTTAGGGTGTAAGCCGTCCTCCATGCTCGCTTTCCTAAAAGCTGGATTGTATGGCTTAAAGTAATCTGTGTGATATGCGTCAAACACTGGTACATCTAACTCACTACAAGCTAATATTTGAGCGTTTACATAGTCCTCAAGTGTTAACCCTAGTTTGTTTTTGTCCGTGTCTTTACGGCGTATTGTTGTACCACTCATAGGGCATTGTCTTGTAGCTGTCATCACTAGTATTTTTGAATCTGGATTATTCTTTCTAATAACTTCAATTGCAGAACAAAAGGCACCGTAAAACGTTTTTGTATCCGTTTTATCAGTGCCTATCGGTACGCCTGCCCAATAACCGTGTAACCAGTCATCATCAGTGCCTTGTAATATGATTAGGTCTCCTCTTATTTGCTCTGCTTGTCTATAAATGCTGTTTTCTACCGCTTCTTTACCTATTGGAACTGTTGCCATTGTTGCGCCACCTCTTGCAAGATTAGTCGTTTTGGCTTTCAATTTCTTGCCTAACATTTCTGTGAAATTAGTTTTTGCGTGCGACCCTCTAGCTACAGAGTCGCCAATCGTTCCAATTGATTTGATGTTTCTTATACTTGATTGACTAGTAAAGTCGTACATGATCGTACCATTAGCAGTTGTAACTGTTTTAGTATTCATCTTATCGACTTTAGCGTTTATTTTTTCATTCTGCTTAACCAATTCATTATTTATAGATAAACTAGCATTAACTTTAGCGTTTAGTTCTCTCAAGTACTTAGCCGGGTCTGACTTTGTTGTTTTTACATTCTTAACATAATTCGTAGCTTCATGGATAGCTTTTCTATATCTGTCGCGCATTGTAAAATCGCCTAATACTACATCTTGTTTGATGATGTTGTTATATGCATCTCTATGTGTAGTAATCTCGACTATTCTTACTAAGTCGTTATAGCCTATAGTTGGTTCAGCCACTCTTACGACATCGCCAATTCTAGGGTTAGCCTCTGGAAAATGCTCAGGCTGTGCTACGAAGTCCAAAGAAATAGAAGCAGTGACACTTTTCTTTATCACTAGCTCCATTGATTTTTTTAAAACATCTTCTTTTTTTATACGTCCATCTATTAACGGAGGCGCTTCCCTTTTCCCAATCAGTTGTGCTAATGGGTGTGTGAATTCGAATTGTAATCCAGCCTCTGTATAAGTTTGTTGACCGTCAAAGTCGCCATAGCCTCTTATATATGTGTAGCATTTAGAAGCATCTTCTTGAATTTTGACGTTATCAGCATTTACACCTGATTTAATATAGTAGTTTGCTACTTTTGATAATTCGTCATACAAGTGAAATGTTTTTGTTTTAGCGTCGTACTCATATTCGAGATGATAGCGTTCAAGTCCTTTTTTGAATATCTCAAGTCTTGTGTCTCCCTTGCCTAATCCCTCGAACTTTGATGCGTCAACCTTAGTGTGCAATACGTACTTATAACTAGTTCCTTTAAATACAGTGTTAAAAAACTCTACACCTGTGAAACTTTCGTTATATTCTTGGTAAATCCTAGAATTGTTTAGATCATCTAATTCTTTTTGTCTCGCTTTGATACTAAGTTTGATTTTGTTTCCAATCGTTGATTTATCAAGCATTACTATCACATATTCATTGAGGTCATCTTCCCCCTTTACATTTGTGATAGTCCACATCTTTGTAATAGCGCCGATTGCGTCGAAAGTGCTGGCATTTTCTATCATATCAATGTCTAACGTGCTATCTTCATTCAATTTTTCATTTAATTTTGTATTAACATAAATCGCATGACCGACGCCTTGTAAACTTTTTAATAATACCGGCATATGCTACTCCTTATCTGTAATATAATTTGTGTCTAAAGACTATCTTTTTCATAAGTCTGTTGGCTTTAAAATGATTCCAACCGGGATACAACACCGGTTGTTCTAACGTCTTGTTGTATAGATCGATATTTAAATTGCCTCTATATGTGTGCTTGTTATCAAAAATGATTTTATCGCCTGTTTTTAAATCGACATCTTTAATTACTGATACGTTTCCTTTATCCATATAGAAAGTGAAACCGTCTTTATCATCAGCTTTAACATCTTCGGCTAATTCAATTTCAACTACATTGAATTGGTTGAACTGTGTTAATGCTACATCTCCGTTGTAATAAACATCTCCAGAACTCGTATTATAGAATGTCATTTGTCTACTTCTATCATTTTCATTTAGTGCTATTCTGTCCGGAACTGACCATTTTTCTAAATCGTTATCACTTTCTAAATCAGTGCTATAGCCGATACTTTCAAAGAAAGGCAATTCTGTTGTCTCAAAGGTCAACGTGATTTCTCCTGATGTCTTAGTCGTGTCGAAAGATACTTCGCTAACTAATCCAACGAATAGTTGTCTACCGTCAACATAATCTAATTCGAATTCTTGCTCTAATGGTTCGAACATATCTTCGAATTTGATAGTGTTATCCGGCGTTGCCAATTCTCTTAGGTAAAAACGACCATAAAACAATGTTTGTATGTCTGATTTAAGATGTGAGGCATAAGCAATTTTAGGTACTTCATACCTCAATCTTAATTCAACTTTTTTATATTCTTCTTTAGCATAATTGTGAAAACGCCCGTCAACACCATCTAAAGGCGAATAATTCCTTTTGTAACCAGAACCGATAACATTGTAATCAAGCACTCTTAAGTGTTTGTAGGTGTGAGGATTGTCACTGACTCGATACTTCACACCATTTTTAATAATTTCTACATCATGGGCTATCAATAAACAAACCTCCCTTACATTAAGTTGAAACTACCATCTTTTGCATCCATATCGTCAATGTGAGATTTAATCATATTTAGATCGCCCTCGTTTCTAACAGTTACATTAACAATAGGTCTGTTATTTTCTTTCATGCTATGTTGCACATCGTTTGTCATATGACCGTCAACGCTTGGTGTTAAACTGTCGTTGAATCCATCTGTCAACGTTGAACCTAACTCACTTGTGAACGTTTTACCGAAGCTAGTAGCCATTACTTTAGCTTGTGATACCGCTAAACCTTTACCTAAACCACTACCTCCACCATGTCCACTTACAAATGAAGTTACTGAGTCCCAAGCTGATGAAATCGCATCGCCTACCGCACTTACTACTTTGTGCGCGGCGTTAGCTACACCCTCAGCTACTTTGCCTATTAATTCTGCTCCGGCATTTAAAAAATCGCTGAAAAAGCTTTTAATCTTATCAAGCGCGTTTTTCATGCCGTCGCCTACATTTGAGACAACTCTTTTAAATCCATCAGCTACTTTACTTGCGAAATTTGTAACAGTATTCCAAATATTAGAAACCCATTCAGAACCTTTCGTGATAATAAAGTTTAGTGCTTGTCCCATTTTTTCGGCCACACTCGAAGCAACACGACTAAACCAACTTGTAACACTGTTCCAAATACTGCTAACAAAATTAGTGATTGTACTCCATATCTGTGACCAACTTGTACCAAACATAGAAAGTGTTCGATTCATTACGCCAGTTAAAAAGCCGATAATTGACTCCCAAACTGATTGCATGTATTGCCAAATCGTATCAAGTACATTGGTAACCGTAGTTTTAATAGTCTCCCAAGCACCTGAGAAGTCGCCAGTAAGCAACTGAATTAAAGCAGTGAACAAACCTACTATGATTTGGACTGCTACGGATATCACTGTTCCTATGGCTTGGAACGCAATTGTAATTAAAGTCCACAAACCTTGTATGATATTCATAACATTTGTAATAATGCCTATTACTAAAACACCTAAGACTTGCATGAATATTTGTCCTAATACTTGCAATATAGGCATTATCGGTTGTAAGGTAGATTGGATTTTGCCCCACAATTCAGTTAACCAGCCAACCACACCTTGAATCGCACCAGAAACCGCCGTTTTAACGCCGTTCCATGCTTCAGTAATAGTATTTCTAAAGTTCTCGTTTGTTTTCCATAAATAAACGAGAACACCGATGAATGCGCCAATTACTGCAATTACCGCTAAAATAGGTGCTGAAATCGTTCCAAAAACACCTGTTAATGCTTCCAAAGCTCCAGTAACTAAACTTGATGTTCTAACGAATTCTAAAATCTTTTCGACGACACTGAATAAACTCAAGCCAAACACATTTGTAAGCACACTACTTATAGCAACAATCGGAGCCATTAAAGCCCAAAATACACCACCTAAAATACCCATAACACCAGCAACTTGTGCTATAGCTGGGTGTGTCTCGAATAGCTTAGCGATAAAACCAGCTAGATTAGTGATAAAGTCTAACAATTTACTAGCTATAGGAGCCATTGCAGTGCCAAATGCTACTAATGCTTTTATGATGTTGCCGATTAATTGCATGATAGTAGGACCATTCTCTTGAACGTAACTTATAAAGTCTTTGAAGCCTTGTGATTGTCCTACTTGTTCTGACCACGCTCTAAATTGAGAAGTTAATTTAACCAACCAATCAAAAATATTAGAACTGTTTTGAGCAAAAGCAATCATTAAATTACCAATACCAGCAAATACATTGCCAAATATCTGACCAATCTTAGGTAAGTTGGTAGTAGTGTAGTCAATAAAAGCTTTAATGGCATTCTGACCAGCTACACTGTTAGCCCAATTTTGGAAAGCTATAGACATGTTCTGTAGTCCTTGAGACACAAATTTGAACAACGGCATTAATTGAGTGAAAATGTTAACTAATCCGTCGCCAAATCGTCCTGCAGCGTTCAATAAATCTCCGAATATTGCGCCACCTATGCTATTCAATGCTTCAAATGCTTTCTTAGCTGTTTCAGAATGTTTAACCCAATTCTCAAACTCGCGTGCGTTTGCTTCAACCAGCATAGATACTTCGGATAAGAATGGTTTTAATTGAGACATCGCACTTGTAACGCCTCTGATACCCGCTGACATCGCATTAAAGATACTTGCTTGATTCTCTTTTACAATGCCTTGCCATGTAGTTTTTAACTGATCGCTCGCATCTCTAAAGTTTTGTACTTCTTTTGTTACTGCTAATGTTCCATCTTTTACCATTTTTAGTGCAGTAATAGCCATTGCGCCGAAACCAACCGCTCCAACACCTGCTACAGAGAATGCACCAGCTAAACCAACGACGCCACCACCTAATACACCAACGGCATTAAGTACCGCCATAATAGCCGGAACTAATCCAGCAATTACTGGTATTAACGCTTGTATACTAGCAATCATTAAACCTTTGACTTGTTGTGCGAAGATAGTACCGAAAGTTCTAATATTTGATGCGATGCCATCCATTGTTGATTGATACTGATCTAACGCTCTTTTACCAGCAGTCAACGCTACTTGCATTTTCGTCATTCCAGTTGTATCAAAATCTAATTTAACAGTGTGTTTGCGCCAACCAGCTAACATTGCTTTAGAAGTCGCAACATTTCTTTTTAATCCGCTTGCGTCGCCATCAATTTCAACTTTTTTACGTCTGATATTCGATAGTTCTGCTTTAACAAACGATATGACTTGTTTCACTTTGCTAGCATCTGCATCGATATTAACTTTATGTTCTCGCCATCGCTGAGCCATCGATTTAGCTCGCGTTAACTCTCTTTGGTAATCTCTTATGTTAGCTGTAACTTCTGTCTTGATTTCGTCCGGTATATCAGTTTTAGCCATACGTTGAGCAGTTCTCATATTCCTTTTAAAATCACTGATTATAGCTGTAATACGAGCTAGAAAATTCTTTTCCATGCCTAACCTCCTTTATGACTTGTTTTTAAGCTGTTAAGGAACTTGCGAGTCCCTTGTTTTTGTATTTCTCTTTTACGTTTGTTTTTAGCTAGCTCACGCTGTTTCATTTTTTCATATTCGTCTTCTTGACCACGAATAATATAATGTTCTCTTTCGTTCTGCCTAACAAAACGTTTTAGTGATTTACCAGCTTGAGCGACCGCATTATATTGAGCGCCGTACAACGAGATGTCCCTTTGGTCAATCAATGCTTGTCTAGCGCCAATAATCCAGTCATTCCATTCGGCAGGTAGCATGCACATTAGCTCGTCATTACTCATATAACCTATGTAACGACTTGTCATCTGCCTTATTTCCGAATAGTCTAATAAGGTGCTACGGTCATGATTTCTTTGTAGTTGTTCTTCATCATCTCGATACCAGCTTTCGCGCCCTCTTTCTCGTCTTCTTTGGCTAACGATGGCGCTTGGTTCATCTGTTTCCAGAATAGACGTGATTTCTGCTTGAAAAAACCACTATTATTCATTACGTCCAACGCACCTTGTAAAAGATTCAACGTGTCGTTTTCTCTTTCGATGATTTCCATAATTTCCGCTTCAATATCTTCTCTTTTAGGTGCACTTTTACCTAGATAAGCTGTTGCACATTCCCAAAAGTCTACAATTGCCACTGTGTCACGCTCTAATAAAGCGTTATAAACATTAGTAAATCCTGAAATCGTTTGTTTTCTACCTTTGTTATCTTCTTGTTCAGTTGCAAATTTTTTAGCGGTTTTATCGAACATAAATGTTGCTTTTGCTTTCACTTCTTCATTGTTAATCGTTAATGATGTAATTGGATTAAAAGTTGTTTCAGTCATATTAAATACCTCGTTTATCGTTATTTTGTACAAAAAAATAGAGGGCTTATGCCCTCGTTAATTACATACTTAAATCGCTACTGCCAGCAGTTGTTTTTTTAGTTCGGTTTTCATAACTATCTTCGTAAGCGTTCATGTCTTCGAATTCAACAACCGGAGCCAATGCGCTAGGGTTAAGCCATTCTTTTGGTAAATCGTTGATTGTACCATCTGCACTATTGAACTTAACTTTCGCTGTGATTTCGATTTTGTTATCTTCATCATCAAATGACCATTCGTGCTCTTCGATAACTACATATGCGAATACACCGTGATGTTTGCCATCGCGTTTTTTAGTTTCCCAAATCCAAACACGTAATTGTTTGAATTGCTTAACCGATTCTTTTAATGCTAATTGACCTTTATCTCCCGGAACGACATCAAGCGTCAACTTGATTTCTTCTTCGACAGAGTTACGGCTATAATCTTTCTCACCGCCTTGAATGATTTCAGCAAGGTCATTACTGATAGTGTGCCCACCCTCTGCTAAACTACCTAAAAGCGTTGCTTCTTCGATAGTTAGCTTCTTAGCTAAATCTTTATCAGCGATTTGGAGAGCGACAATATATTTATCCTGCGCCATTCGTTACACTCCTTTGTAATGTGTTATGTCTGTATTTAAAAACAAGCCGAATGATACCGTGTTTAGTGTACTGATCTATGTCAGTAATAACTTCTTGTGTATCAATCCGACTTTTAATGAATGAATAATAATCAATTTCGATTTCGTTATTTAAGACGAAGCCTAAAAATTGAATTATTTGTGATGCCTCATCTCTATTACGCGCTTGACTATAAACATGCAATGTGATGCCGACATCTTCGACCATGCTCGTGGTCGTTTCTTTGTTAGTGACGTTTGTTTCACCCACAACGATATATGGGTAAACAGCGTCTTTTTGAACGCAATCAAAAACCCTACCGTCCAATTGTTTTTGGATAATAGGGTTACTTTTTAATTTGTTATATACTTTGTTAAATAAGTACCGTTCAACTGATACCCACATATCTTAACCACCTCACGAAAAATACTTATTAAAGAATGCTCGCCCAGCGTCTATTGCCGGCTCCCAAAAAGGTTGAGCATGTTGTCCTTTAGTAGTGTGCCACTTACCGTTTGCATCCTTGTATGACCACGGTATCTTTTTCGCTCTACTACCTCCAGCGCCTGTTGCATATATACCAGTACCATAATTGACATATATTGCGTATTCACTACCAATATTAATAACACCAGTAAAACCGCCGTCTTTAAAGTCCATTGTTACACTTTCTCTAAGATATCCGGTATCAACTGGCATTAATGAAATGATTGTATTGTGAATCTTAGCAGTAGTCTTTGCTATACCTCGTTTGACCCATCGCTCCATGTCTCGCTCGTAATTTTCCAACTCTTTTACTAAGTCCCAATTACCATACTTAACCTTTGCCAATAGATCGCACCCTCAATCTAGTTAAATTGATTTCATGTTGTCCGCCTTGGTCGACCGGTTCGCCTACAACTTCGTACGTTTTACCCTCGTAATTAAATAAAGTTTTGTTTGTTATTGGTATGTGATACGGCGTATATAGGTTACGGTCGAAGTCTTTGCTCATTTGATGAAATTTGAGTGTCTCGCTTGATGTAGGCGTATCCATAAATCCTTTAATTGTTTCGTTACTTTTAAAACGCTCGTATTCTTTAGGAAATGTTCCTGCAACTTCAACCTCTCCAATTTCAATTGTGTGCGGAAACTCATCAAACGGATTAAACATATCGCTTACCCCAACTTAACTTACGATAAGGCATTAGATAAGCATAAGCACTACTAGGTATGTCAGTTACATAGGTATAACTCACGGTGCCCATCGTGCGCGCTGAGATATTGCCAGTTGTACCAAACTTGATACATTCAGCAATAAACTTCTTAACACCCGACGGCACTTCTTTGTCATCAAACTTCTGATTACAATAATCTTCTGCAACACCTTTATATTCTTCAATAAGATATTCGATCTGCTCATCGTTAGACGAATCATTGAGTGAAAGTCCATTAATCATTTTGACGTCTTTTGCGTCCATTACTTAACACCCTCTAAAGCTTTGATAAGCTCATCTTTTTTCATATCGCTATAGCCTTTAATTTCACGCTTTTTAGCAAGTTCTTTTAATTCTGCTACTTTCATATCAGATAAACTTTTTTGCTCGTCAGCGCTCGCCTCAGACTGTTCTGTTGTATCGTCTTCAACAAGTTTGATAGCGATTAAGTTACGGCGGTTGTTTGTTGTAGATAATTCAGTGAACCGTTCTTCTGATACTTCTAACCCATCACGTGGGTAAATGTCTCCCACTTGATATTCATGTCCATTGTCTTGTGCATCTTCAAAACGTTCGATTACTTTATACATACGTCACTACCTCCTATTACATTTCTAAGCTTCCAGAACCTTTAGTGATTTTCACTGCTTTAGATTCATCATATAAATATGCTACATAGTGCTTATCACTGTATAATGCAGTTGTTTTTGTTGATGCGTCACGCGCTACTTCTAAGAAGAAATCACGTTTCAAGATTAATTTAACTGCACCTTTTTTAGCTAAAATAGCTGTGCCAGCTTCTAACTTATTAGTACGTACAATGATAGCACCTAGAGCTTCGCCAAACGCACCTTTAACGATGATGTCATCGCCTAATTCGGTTGCACGTGTAAAGTTAGTTGATGCATCTCCGCGTAACTTACCAGCATCAAGTGGATTAACAAATAAAACCATTGGTTCTAAGTCTTCATCGTTAAATTTGTCGATTGCTGATTGTAAGCCGTTTAACTTAGTGATGTCCGCATTAACAGTAAGTTTAGCTCCCATTAAAGCCTCTAATACGTCATTGTCAACTTTGTTAGCATGTGCTAAACCGTGTTGACGTACTTGTTCGCCTTGAGGGTCTCCGTAACCACTTAATAAAGCCTCATCTGTGATAGATGTACCTTTAGCGATTTTACGGATTTTAGCCTCACGTTTTTTCGTTTCTAAGATGTCGGTAGGGATTTTTTCGCCCTCTGCAACTACTTGTGCATCTCCGCTATAAACGAATGCTGGGAATGTCAAAGTGTCTCCCGGTTGTCCTTGTAATGTGCTATCTACTTCTGCAAATGAAGCGAAACGCAATTTCTTTTCGAGTTGCGCTTGCATCATAGGCGCTAATACTTCTGGAATGATTTGATTACTTGTTTTAGTAAGTCCTTGTGGCATGCTTATACCTCTTTCTTTGTTTAATTTTGATTAACTAATTTTTCGAATGTCTCACGATCGTTCAAATACAATTCGTTACGTTCAGCGACACTCATGTTGTCAAACTTTTCTTTCGTTACACCTGAGTCCGGATTACCTCCGCCTTGTGGTGTTTTACCTACAGGCTTAGACGACGCAAATAAATAAGGTTTAGACTCTTTAAGCGTTTTAATCGCTTCATCTAAACCTTTTACAGTGCCGTCGTCTACTAATTCCAGTTCATCTTTATTGATGAATGCTAGAATGTCGTTAGCGTCATTTGCTTCTTTAGCAACCGCTAACTTAACTGCGTTATTAAGTTGTGTTTCTTTATACTTTGTCTCCAACTCTGAATTTTGATTCTTTAATTCTTCGAGTTCTTTTTGAATCTCGCTATCATCTTTAACAGAGTCTTGCAATTTGACAATTTGTTCATCACGTTTAGAAATCTCTTCTTTCAACTCTTCAATTTCGGTATTCTTGTCGTTCAGTCTCGAACGTGGTACCATTCCCGATTTTGATTCGTCAATCGCATCAATTACCTTCTGCTTGTCGATTTCTCCGTCTTTAAATTGTCCTAACAATGTGTATAAATCCATTTAAACTACTCCTTTTTACGAGTTTTACGTGCAACGCCACGAAGAATTTTGGTATAAAAAGAAGCAGTTTAACGACATGCTAAGGTCGAGTAGTAAAGAGACAACTAAAAAAGTGTGAAATCATTATTTTTAGCATTTTCTTCGCTAATAGATGTTTTAACCATATCTAAATCAGCTTCATTTTTAACTGTTACGTTTACAACAACTTTTTCGTTTTGTAACTCTATTATCTCTTCGTACAAGGATTTAATGCGTTCTAACTTTTCTATAGCTTCGCCAGTATCAACATTTACTTTTATTTTAAAATCCATATCAATTACCACCTTTTCGCTTATATTTCTCCCACTCACGATAAGTCATGAATGGGATAACTTCATTTTTACCATCGTCTTTACGTGCTCTCATTACAGTTGGCAATTCATTTTCATCAATATAATAAAGTAATTTGCAACGACAATTAATATTCTCTTTCGCACTGTTTACACCAATAAATAGCTTGGGCGCCTGCCCAACACACCCACTTGATTTAAAATTCTGATCTATTTCCACTGATTCCCCATCTAAATGACGATGAGTATCACGTGTTCGTGTATCTTTAGTAGCATGCCAACGTTTCTTCATCTTCAAACCGTTATCTTTAGCAACCATTGCGCTATCAAGTCCAGCTTGCGACATCGCTCTACCCGCTTCTGTACGTGCTACACGCAACGATTGAGCTTTAGACATACCAATATCATCACGGATTGCTTTCGCTATCTTAGAGTAGCCCTCTCCGCTCATAATGCCTTGTGTGATATGTAAGCGTATCTTTTTCAGCACTTCATCACGATGCTTCTGTAGCGTCGGTACTAATCGAATGAACTCAATAGGTTGTTCAATAGCTGATGTGATAACTTCTTTGCTAGGAACATCAAACTGCATAGATGTTTGACTCGCCGTCTCATATAAATAAAGGCTCATAAGGAACTTTTCTATATAAGCATCTTCCTGCGACTTCTGAATCATCTTAGCTATTTGCCTGTAATCATCAGTCAGCATAGTACCTATACGAGTTAACTCCTTATTGAGCCTGTTATATTTATTAAATTCAGTCCATGTAACATACACATCATCACTTTGATACTTCTCAAACATATCTGCGATGATTTGTTTTATCTCTTTAAGTCGATTAGCAAATAGTTGTTCTATAGGCTTCTCAGCTTTAGAGATTAGACTGTCGATATACTCATCAATATCATTCTGATTCTTTATTGTTAGATCTTTCTTGTTGTTGGGCACCGTCAGCACCTCCGTCATCTAAATTAGGCAGTTGCTTGTTGTACTCCATTTGTTCTTGTTCTATTCGTTCGAGTTCTGCTTGCAAATCTTCGACAAACGGGTGATTTTCTAGTACTGTTTCATGGCTTACAATTCCCATAGATTGTTGAGCTGTTTGTACTTGTAATTCTGTGTTCGCTACTTTGTTGTAGTTGAAACTAATATCGACATCTTTATGTTCTCCTTTGATGTCGAAGTGCTCAAACACAAACCAAAGTAACTCCTGTATAGCAACTTTAGCTTTACGCGCTAACTTATCTGCTTTCAAGTTTAAGTTAGTATATAGAAACTCTAACGCAACCCCACTTGGAGCAGAACCGAATTTATCAGAACTAAAGTCAACCGCTTGACCAAACAACATTATTTTTTGATATAACTCATCTAAATACTTTTTACTGTTTTCAACTGGTACTTCTACCTGTATTGTGTCGACACCCCCGTTATCCGATACTTTTATCGCCCCGTAATAACGTAGTAACCGTTTGAATTCTGGCAACTCTTGGTCATCATAGTTCTTTAATACATACGTTAATTCGTTTGAATCTTTAAAAGTATTGGATAAATCAGATAATCGCCTGTTATACGCATCAATCAATGTTTTATACATAAATATATCTGACATTTCTAAGTCATTATTTTTGAATGGAATAAATGGAATCTTACCCCACGACCCTGTACTAAAATGTGTTTTTGAATTTTCCAAATTATTAGAGTAATCCGGAATAAGCGAGTCATTTTCATAAACGTAGTAATTAACCGTTATTTTATCCCAGTATTCAACTTTAGTTTCATTTTCCAATTTATACATCCTGATAAACGCCTCTAATTCTTCGTGCTCTTTATCAGTCCATATAGGAATACCTTGTTCTGCTGGTACTCTAAATAACTTGAACTCTCCCTCTTCATCAAGGTATGGATGCAACCATTCAATACCTTTATTGCTAGCTCCTGTTAGTACACTGTGTAACTTATCATCGAATCTATTGCCCAAAACTTCATCAATACGTTTAACTACTTCATCATCTGTATGTTTAAAAGCGATAGGCTTACCTACAATATAAGAAACTTTTTGATCTACTAGGTTAGCATGGAAGTTGGTAATCATTCTGTCATCTGGTTTCAATGGGTCAACTACTCCTGTAGCATCAACTGGCTTAGGTTCCTTAACAATATCAGGACGTTGCTCATAATATTCTTGACCGATTGAGATTTCAGATAACTTTTCTAAATGTTGTTTTATATATCTGACAATCATTTCTTCCAATGTTTCCGGTTTGTTGTTAATCCTCACAATAGCATCAAATATTTCTGTTTGTGTTGGTTGGCTAGGGTACAAAATATTACCTCCTTTAATTAAAGCCTGTGCCACTTGGCTTATTAGCTGTATAAACTGCATATCTTAACGCATCTAATGTGTCATCGTTTAATTTAACTGGTTCGTCTGCATTATCTTTCCAAACATAGTTGTATATTTCTTCTTTAAACAAACTAACTTTTTCTTTGATAATGAATATTTTATTTAACTTGAATAACCTAGAAATAACTTCAATGCCAGCAATAACAGCTTTGTCAGCATATCTTGCTTTTATCTTCTCTCTTCTAAATCGTTCAATATGTTCAGGTCTGGCTGTATCACAATAAAAAAGAATATCGCCATGCCTTTTTATAACTCCTTTTGCAATAGCTACCCAGTCATCTATTTCTTTATGTCTGTGTGCGTGTTCTTCAATAACGTACTTGTTTCCGTCGAAGTCTTCCGCTACAACCATAATAGAACCATAATGCTCATATCCCCAGTCGACGCCTGCATATTTCCTTTTTATTTGTTTAGTTTTAAATTCTTCTTCTGTGATGTAATGAACTTTTTCTTTGAAATCTTTATATACAACACCCTCAGCAGAAACCCACTTACCATAAATGTCACGATCTGTGAACATTCCTGTTGGTGTACTCGCTATAATCGATTCAATATATTCTTCATCTAAAAATGTATTGTCGAACAAAGTAAATTGAAATGCTTTGATATTTAGTCTTCCATTCGATAATCGTTGACCACTCTTATCAATGTAATCTTTTTTAACTGGATGCATTGGGTTTTCGGGGTTTGTATCAATTAATATTCTCGCGCCTTTGTAACTACAACGTGAGAACACTTCTTTAATAAACATATTGTGTAATGCTGTTCCCTCATTTAAAAAAGCACCTGCTGAAGTAAAACCACGCGCTTTTTTCCATGCATCCGAGTTTTGTCCGTCGAATACATACACTTTATTACCGAATATTTTGACTGCGTTAGATTTGTCGAGTGTTAACTCTCTACCTAGTATTAACTCCATATCATCTAGTATGTTACGTCTTATAGATGCTTGTGTTGCTCCTCCAATAATGAAGTTAAGCCCCTTGTCTTTATAAGTAGCTATATGCATTAAAAAAAGCAGGATGAACACATATGTTTTACCTGCCCTTTTTGCACCACTCGCTATTAATACTTTGGGTTTATCGTTTATAAAGCAGTTCCAGACTTCTTGTTGTTTCGGGTTTAACATTTCATTAATCATTATTAACACCCGCTAACTTAATAAGTGCTTTAGCAACTTCTGCTTCTTGTGAATTATTTTCTGATTTATCCATTTGGTCAATTTTTTTCTCAAGCATCTTGATTTCAGTTTCAATCTTTTTGTTAGTCAGAACTTCATTTCCTAACGTCATTCTATTCATGCCGTCCAAACTAGCGAGGAATGCATCAGCTGTCGCTTTCTTTACTCCCTCTATTTCAATGTCATTCTTAGCTACATTCTTTAACCACTCATATTCTTCAAAAGCCTTTTGGCGTGTCCATTTTGATTGTTCAGCTGCTTCTTGACGCAATTCTTCATACCTATCTAAAACCGCACTATTCTTACTCAACTCAAAAGCTCGACTATCTATATAATTATCACTTTTGCCTTTAGTCGAATAGCCTGCGTCAATATAAGCTTTGCGTTGGCTCTTGCCCTCGATGAGTCCTAATACAAACTTTTCTTGCTTCGGTGTTAATTTAATCAATTGTTTTCACTGTATCACACGCCTTTACGTTAATTACTCTAGTTATTTAAATATAAAAATGCTCCTACATCTTGTGCAGGAGCTACGTTCAATAAATGTGAAAGGAGGAAAATAGTTATGACTCAAAATGCAAGAATTAAACTACCCACCATATAGGCAGGTAGTAAGTGATTAATAGCGTAACATATCAACTTTTATATGTTTGTCACTTCTCAATCACATCGATGAGAACATCTAATGTGGCTATTACCCCACGTCTTAAGATAATTCTTACAATATCATAATATCTCGTTTTAGGTGTCAAAAACTGTCATTTTACTGTCAATTTTAGTATTCCCCTAATTCTTCGGCTAGTTTAGAGACTATTTTCTTCTTGATTCTATGCGCTGTACTTTCAGAGATGTGTATGTCATAACAAACCACAATTAAAGTCTTTTTATTAAAATAATACTCTTGAATGAATTCCCGTTCTTTCCTACTTGATGTGTTAATTATACGTTCAATCGCACTCTTAAACTCAAGAATTTTACCTCTTCGTATACTACAAAGATAATTAGTTACTGCCATTTCTGTTTTCGATGTATTAGACGGTACAAACTCCCCGCCTATATTTGTATCTGTTGGAATCCACGGTGTCATTATTTCACTTCTTAAATCTTCGAGTTGCTTATGATAATTAGGATAATCACACAACTCATCTTCTAACTTTCGAACTGTTGATAATTTTAATCCGTATTTCTTTTTAGTCATGAATACCCTCCGTACAAATATGTTTAATCTTCAAAGTGTCTCAATCTACTTCTTAATATCTCTATCTCTCGCTCTTTAACTTTCACATCGCCTTTTAACTGTTCAGCTTGCAACATTACACCAAACAATAAGATGACTAGTAATATAATTGCTATGACTAACCACATCATCTACTCTGACACCTCCGCCCTCATCAAATCACACTGATCGCTCAACTTTGCGAAGTCACTCGGCGCCTCTACATCATCATTAGCCGTCATCATAATATATACTTGCTCAGTTACATACTTACCTAGCTCATACATTGCTAGTAAGAATAATAGTCTTACTATTTGTTTAATCATTGTTTATCTACCTTCTTCACTTCGTATAAGACCGGATATAAATTTAAAAAGTGTATTCTATATCCAATCGTCTTAACTTCTACTTTATCGCCTACTTTTAACCTAGCTTGTATGTCTGCGCTATCAAATTTCTTTTTGAATAATAAATCGGAATTTTCAATGACTTGTTTGTTGTCTAATACAATATAGAACTTGTCTTCTTTATCTTGTCTCTTGTTATATTTATCTGTAATTGTCCCTTGATGTACTTCTTTGTTTTGGTAACTAGCCACTGTATAGATAGGAGATATGACAACAAGCATCAGTGCGATTACGCCGAATAATCGCAGTATTCCAGCAATAAAGATATCAAACCAATCCATATTTTTAAGTTTTTTAACCATTATTGTCATCTCCTGTATCAATTAAGGTAGACACTTGTCTTAACATATTCTTTAATTGATGTTCATTTAGACTAGCCATCATAGGACTATAAAATCCGTTGTCTTCATCATTAACAGCTTTGATAAAATAATCTTCAATCTCAGCTTTTTCTTCTGGTGTTCCATTTTTATACGTCTTGAATACTTCGGTATATTTTTCTGGTAACTTCATTTTAGGAATATTAAACATCGTCTGCCTCCTCAACATTAATCCCAACTATATAACCTTTGTTCAATACAAGTTCTCTGCCATAATCTTTTTCTATCGTTAAATAGTCATCATCATTTCTAAAATTGTTCAAAACAAATACTATTTCGTTAAATAATTCATCTTCATGTAATATCAAACTACTACCATCATGTAATAAAATTCTCAGCTGATTCATTTCCCACGCTCCTCAATAAGTGTGATTGATTCAATCGTATCTGTTTTAATATACGTTGGTTGCTTGATTATAGTACTTGCGTAAATATAACCATTAAAACTCGTCATTCTTTCAACATATTTTTCAAAAGGTTCAGCCGTTTTTACAAAATAAACTCCACCTGAAATAGTTTTAATTTTAACCTCCGTCATTTCCCGCACTCCCTTATATTTTCAAACAACTGACCTAATTTAATAACTGCATCTCTTTTAACTTGCGTCTCGTACTTCTCTTTCGCTTCTTCTTTACTCTCTGCCTCAACAACTGTAAATGTCTGATTATCTCTAGCCACAGTAATATGTTCATGTGGTCGTCCTGTTGAATCTTTGAATGTTGTGACTAAGTATTGCGTCACTTCCCCAAAACCTCCTTAACTCGATCTAAGATGTCTTTACACTCCGCTACTTCCGAAGCCTTTTGCTCCACGTTCTGAAACACTTTCGAATTCCTCCACTTGCTTTAGTTCCGGTGTCCATATAGGCACGATAACCAATTGAGCTAGTTTATCGCCTTTGTTGATTTGGTAAACTCTTCTTATGCCTCTTCCATCTTGTACATAGTTACCTTTTATATCTAAAATGCTTATTAATCCATCTTCTAATTCAGCGTCTATATCATCATATAAAAAGGGTATTCCATCACGTTCTTCATCATTCTTGATATTAATCCCTAAATTGCCATGATATCCCGCGTCTATCTTGCCTGTTTCAATCACTAAATGTGTTTTACTACTTACACCACTACGGCTAGTTAACAGCCCGACATAGCCCTCTGGTATGCTTACGGCTACATCTGTTTTGATCACTGCCTTTTCTTGTGGCTCGAGTACGACGGTTTCGGCTGAGAATATGTCATAACCTGCATCCGTCTTATGATTTCGTTCGGGCATTCTAGCGTCTTTTGATAATAGTTTCACTTGTAATGTGTTAGTCATTTTCCTGTTCCTCCTCTACATTAATTTCATACTCATCACAATCAAATGGCGCTTCCAATCTCGCAATAACATCCGCCTCAAATTCTGCTTCTTCTAAACTTTCAGCCTCGATAGTCTCTTCAATCATGCCGGTATATGTGATTTGAACATTAAATTTCTTCATTTTCCTGCTCCTCCTCATATTTATAGACCACTTGCCCCGTCATAATCCCTACTGCTTCATCAAGACCAATATCTTCTTTGAGTGCATCTTGCATAGCATTAGGTAAACCTTCAAGTATTTCATCAAACGCTTGCGCTTTCTTATACACGTCTTCAATCTCTTTTAGTAATCCCTCTGTGTCATTGCCGTTATACGCACTAGCACTGATAATTGATTGTTCAATTTGTTCGCGGTTATTCATCATTTCCATCTCCTCTAAAATAAAGTTAGTTGCTTCTGTTTCTCGTATTCCAAACCATGTTGCTTTATATATATTTCTAGCTCTTCGGCTGTATCAAACGTCTTCTTTACGCCTTGCCAACCTGGTACGATATGCCCGTGAAAGTAATAATTGCCGTTTGCTACATGGATATGTGCCACTCGTTCGTTATCTTGATACAGATATCTCTTAGATCCAAAGAATTGATTTAGGTATTCTTTGCGTGCGTTATCTGTCATGATCTACTTCTTAACTTTCACGAATATGTCGTTTTCCATCAGGTAGCACGCATAACGTCCTCTTGGATGTTTCTGAGGCACATTAAACAAATGTGGCTTCTTTCTTCTTAGCTCAGCCTCTTTCTTTCGCTCTCTTTCCAATTTGCGTTCGAGTCTAGCTTGTTCCAGTCTTTCTATTGTTTTCTTTTCTCTGTACTCGCTTAAACGCATGCCTTCTGGTGCGTCCATTGCTTCATGTAGTTCCCAACCGTCTTTTACTCTTTTAGAAACCATTCCGGGTGTTATACCGTGACTTTCAATTAATTCCATTTCAAATTTACTGAACCTATAAGGTTTATCGTGTATCCTTACAATTCTTGCTGTTTTCGCCATTTATTCCACCTCTACATTTACATTTCTAATTTTTAAATTGTCATACTCTAGTAATTTGTCTGGATTCTTATATAAGTAATCTGCCAGCGTTTCTTTTTCATCATCCACATCACCAAAATGCTTATATTCAACTTCTGTAGGTATTCTTATATCAATCGTTGCGTTTATATATGCTTGTTGTTGCATTAGATCACTTCATTTCTCTTTTGTGTTCTCGTCTTGCTTTAATTAATTCCTCGTACGTAATCCATGTTTTACCTGTATACTTAGGTGCTTTACATATCCAATTGAGTTTTATGTTTCTGTATTTATGTCTGAAAATCTTAGCTTTAAGTTTTGCTACTTCGGTTGGCATACCTTTAATGTCGATAACTTCAATCAGTTTGCCATCGAGATATAGAGCAAAATCTGCAATGTATTCAATCTTTCGTTGTTTATCTAATTTTGGTAATAATTCAAATTTCGGTTGTATTTCGATACGATCATAGTTAGTGCCATTCTTATTACTTTCTAAATATTGGTAATATTCACACTCCACTTTGCTATCAAATACAATCCCTTTATACTCAACTTTCTTAGCGTTGTATTTACTCATCGTCCACCTCTAAATATCAAATATCGTTGCCTGCAAACCTAACTGATGCTCATATAAAAGCCCGTGAGCGCCTTTAAATCGTTTTAGGTCACTATCAGTCATAATTTTCTTTTCGTCGCTGAAATGGGCTCCTGAGAGCGAATAAACTTCATTTACGTTGTCTTTATACTTGATGACCTTAATATCTTCCGTGCCATCTTCTCGGTATAAGTAATATTTTTCTTTCGGCATTTTTAACACTCCTTAATATTCGACGATAGCGGGGCGTGTGTGACGTTCTGCAAGTTTTTGGACAAATAGGTCATATAACTTATTTTCGTCGCCCTGTGCCTCGTCTATGAGTTTCTGAGCGTACATATCTGAACACTCAAGTTTAATTTTTAAAAATTCTTTGGTAATCATAGTTTTAAACCTCTAGTCCTGTAATCTTGACCGTCCATCTTGATAAGCGTTGTGTTGCTCATGATTCTGCTGAATATACGTTGTAAGTCTTTGTTTTTTGTCATTTCTTTCTCGTCTAAGTTGGTAGTAAAGATATTGTGTTTGCCTATTCTACTTTCGATAAGCTCAAACATCTTACTAGTAGCGAATTCGTTCATGTTGATACCGTAGTCATCGAATACCATTAAATCGACATCACTTATAATTTGAGCCAATTCCTGTTCAGTCATAGCAGTTTGGTTGTTATAAGTGTTTTTAATTGTTGATATCAATTGAGGTACGTTCATATATAGCACTGTGTAGCCTTTAGCTTTAACTGATTTAACAATACTCATTGATAAGTGTGATTTACCTGTACCAAATGAGCCTTGAATTAGTAGCGATTGTTTATTGTCTAACGTGAAATTGTTTGCGTAACGTTCGCATAAGTTTTTCGCATAGACTAGTTGTTCATTAGTCGGATTGTAATTATCAAACGTTGCTTTCGTTAGATCTTCGTTCATTATCGATTGTTTGAATATGCGTTCTGCTTTTCTTTGTCTATTTCTCTTGTGATAGTTTTCAGTTGATTGTTTGGCGTACTCTATCATTTCGCAGTCACAACCATGTTTGAATTCTGAACCGTCATCGAATTTGTAATAGTCGTACTTACGTCCACAGTTCTCACATTTCAAATCAAACGCTTGTTCAATGATTTGTTTTTTTAAAGTTGGTTTCTTTGCTAAGTTCTGGAATGACTCCACTTTCTCACTCCTTTAAAACGGTAAATTTTCTATACTGGATTGTGATGCACGCTGAAACGCATCTACATATTGATTGTTTACTTCTTCTTTAATCTCTTCGCTATAATCATTCATATAGCTTTCGTTAGTTAAGAACGTTTTAGGGTACTTTTGATATTGCTTGTCTGTAATAGTTTTTAAATATTCTCGAGTACCTTGCATAATTTGTTCAAAAGAATGTTTCTTTAAGCATGATTTGAATTTAGTAAAAGACATCTTCTTATCTTTCTTCTTGTCGTAAAGTTTCCACCATTCCTCAAATTGCTCATGCGTAACGTCAGTTGCGCTATTATTTGAACTTAAGTTCTTATCTATATCTTTTTCTTTATCTCTTTCTAATTCTTTATCTAATTCTTTATCTTCTTCTGTTGCGTGACTGTCACGTGACGTCACGTGACCATTTAGCAATTTTCTGTTGTTTTCTCGTTGCTTTTGTTTCCTCAACCTGTTCTGCGCCCTGATTTTCTCGAGTCCTTCAATGTTTTGGTGCTTTTCCCAGTTTGTCACTTTTATGACACCATTAACTTTTTCAATCATGCCCAATGTCTCAAAAGTTTGTATTGCTAACCTTATTGAGTTGATAGGTCGGCTAAACTCATTTGCTAACATTTCTTCGTTATACGGCAAGTTTTCAGATAACATAATGTAACCTTGTTCGTTGTACTTTCCTGATAAAGTTAGCAACTTAACCCAAATGGTTATGATCGTATCTCTTTCGGGTAAAGCTTCGATATATTTGATTTTGCTGTCATCAAACATGCCAACTTTAAGTTTTATCCATGATACTTCTCCCATTGTTTTCTCCTTTCAGCATTTTATTGAGCCTCTCATCAACTTTTATCCACGAGTCATGCAAGTGGTATTTATCATCAAACGACTTAACGCCAATCGCATGTTGCTCGTTGTGATGTTCGCGACATAACGCTAATACATGTTTGTCATAGTGGTTCATTTTGTTTCTGTTCATGCCTCTGCCGACTGCTTCATAATGTGCTAAGTCAGCGTGAGGCTTTCCGCATATTACACAGTTGCGGTTAACAGTTGACCAGTATAAGAATGATTTATCTCGTTTCAGCAAGTCGCTTGTTTTGTAGCTAAGTGGTATGTCATTGTAGAACGTCCAGTCAAGCGTTGCTTCAATGATTTGACTTGCTTGTGTTCTCGTACAATTACTTAGTGAAATACGTTCATCATAGCCGTAGTAAGTCCTTACATACTCGATGAACATATGTCGCATATAGTCCATTGGTTGACCTGTATATTCTTCTATGTCTTTGACAAGCGCGAATATTTTTCGTCGTTGCTTGCCGGTAATTTGAAACGGATCTATGACGCTTACATCGACTTCCACATCAAATCCGTTATCAAGTAGTAATGTTTCTTTATTGCCTAATTCAACACCCGAGATGACAACTGTTGTTGTACCGTCATCTTGAGTGATATAACTAGTAATTTTCGGCATTTATATCAACTTCTCAAATTTATATTTATTACCATGTATATCAGTAACATCTTTGTGATTATTTTTTATTTTGTCGCTAATATAACTATGACTTCTGCCTAAGAATTTTCCTGCTCTACTCATACTTATAAATTCATATTCGATACCTAAATGATTAATAAGTTTTACAGCCATATTGGTATGCATTAATCCTGTTTCAAATGCATGCCTATTATTTTCCAAGTGATTACACCATTCAAGATTTTCTACATTGTTATTTTTGGGGTTCCCGTCAATATGGTTAATACAATTTTTACCTTCTATCATTGGTATAAAGGCGAATGCCACTAATCTGTGGACTAAAAAATCTTTGCGTTTACCATTTTTCCAAAGGGTTACTCTTACATCTCGACCATTAGGTGTTTTATCTTTTAAATAACGCTGTTTCCAATGCCTCCATTTTTGATAACGGTTAGACCAAGTAACTTTATTTTTGTGAGTTCTAACTCTACCTTTACTGCTTACTTCGTATATGCCCTCGTAACCTACAACATCTTTCCATAATTCGTTCATCTAACGCCTCCTAAAAAGGAAGATCCTCTATAGAGTCTGCGTTGTTATCAAAAGGATTATTACCAGTTTGAGTTTGTCTTTGTTGATGATAATTGTTGTTTGGTTGTTGGTTGTTATTCTTCGGTTCTAAGAATTGAACACTGTCCGCTACTACTTCTGTCACAAATACACGTTGCCCGACTTTATTTTCGTAGCTACGTGTTTGTAGTCGCCCGTCTACACCTGCCAGCGACCCTTTAGAAAGGTAGTTTTTAACATTTTCAGCTTGTTTCTTGAACACTACTACGTTTATAAAATCTGCTTCACGCTCGCCTTGAGCATTCGTGAATGTTCTGTTTACTGCCAATGTGAATGTACCTACATTTACGCCATTTGGCGCACTTCTTAATTCTGGGTCTTTTGTTAAGCGTCCTACTAATACTGCTCTGTTTAACATTATTGTTTCTCCTCACTATCCAATTGTTTTAATCCCGCATCTAATTTTTGGTGTGCTTCTGCGATTTGTTTTTGACTTAATTTATTAATGTTAGATATTTTTAGCCATCTCATCGTTTTATCGATAGTTGCATCTCGCCCTTTTTCTTGAGATAAGTTCACGAACTGATTGATACGCTCTTCTAATTCTGTAATATCGTTGTCACTTGCACTTGGTAGTTCCTCGCCGTTGTAGATATATAAGCCTAAACCGTGTAAAGCCGAAGCTTTAACAAAACATCGTTTTTGCGCTTTGTTAATATCGAAAGTTGTTGCACTACCTTTAGCAAGCGATTTATTTCTAAAGTCCAATACTGGAAGCCACTCAGTCTCTGTACTATCTTTCACAGTCACAGATACCTGTACAAAATAGCCTTCTGGTGTAGCCAAATAAGGTACAAAATAATTTTCTGTGTTAATATCTGGATGTGGAAACTCGTGTACTTTTACTGTGTAGTTTGGGTCAATCTTTTTCAGCTCTTGGTGTGCATATGACCATGCTAGATAAGTTAATCCATTTTTTTGTTCTGTATGATCATTCACGTTTTTACTGTTCAACTGTTCAAATAATGTTTGTTCAGTCATGTTCTACCTCCTCGTACTCAATAGTTTCTGTCACTGTTTTCTTGATTGCTTTGTGATAATCCATATTGATACTCGCTTCTTCCATACCGTTAAATTCCCTAGCTCTATTTCTATTTGTGGAGTAACTAACATCTGAATTATTATCAGTTGGTTTGTTAGTTATATAAATTGGCATATCCCTATGACGGATGATGTAAGTTACAGTCTGCTTCATAGCGACCTCCTACCATTTCATGACTAAGTTAATTAGTCTGTCCTGTTCGTCTGTGTTCTCTTCAATCCATTCATCTATTGCTTGGTTGAATAAGTCTGATGCCATATCTAAGTCATTCTCATCTACGACATAAGCATGTTTAATTGGTACGTTGTTCATATCTTTAACTTGTATTGATATGCCCATATGACCTTTTAAAATGAATAGCTTAAAATCGAATCCGTTAACATGAATATTTTTGCGTATGATTTCGCCTATTTCGTAATACATCTTGACTTCCTCCGTTTTTCGTTTTATATTGAACACGAATTAATTTTGTTAATCGTTTGTCACTGTTACTTGTTGGCGCAAGTAGCAGTTTTTTTATTCTTCATAAAAGTATTCCTTATAAAATATGAATGTCGCTATACTTGCGAACCCTGCAATTGACCATGCTGTAGTGAAGTACAGCAATGGCATAAGTACAATCGCTAAGACTGTGAAGCACAGTACTGCTAATAGGTAGCTTTTATAAATGTTACTCATTTTCTTTTTTCAACGCCTCCATTATTCTCTCGTCTGACAAGCCGTGATAAGGGAATTTTTCTCTAGCTAATTGGACTGGTATTCTGCCTCGTATCGCAATGTATCCTTCATCTTCAAGCTCTTTATTCAGTTCTCTTATTATTTGTCCTGCTTTGGATTTTGAAACAGATAAAATTACCGCAAGTTCTTTAGCTTGCAAACTATTTTTTATCATATCTTTTTCTCCTTTTTATTTTTGTGTTGTGTATAATTTAGTTATCTCCTAGTGAAAGGAGGTGATAATTATGAATAATATAAATCTCACTCAACGACAGTTAGATTTAATAAAGAAAAATCAAGCTATCTTGTCTAAATTGCCTGTCGAAGCTTACGCTAAAGCCGCAAATACTATGAATAATTCGTATGTTATGAACGCTCTGGAAATTCAATCGACGGTTAATAATGTTATGAATAGCATTAGAATTAACCAATCGAAATTATCTAATTGGGCTTCCTATATGCATCAAGTAACTAAGAATCATCCAATGTTCAAATCTAATTTATTTTCTAATGAGGTTCTTAATAGTTTTATAAAATCTACGAGCATTCCTAAAAACGATATTTTGAAAATGTCTTATGCTCTTAGAAATTTGAATGTCGATGTAGCTAATAGTTCTACTTTTATTAAATCCATCAATCCTGCCCATCCAGTAGAGCAAAAACAACATGAAAGCAATAATTACAGCGGTAAAAAAATTGTCGACATAATGCATATTAATCACTCCAGTTTAGGTTTTATTAATGCTAGTTCTGTAGGTGTAAGCGGTAATGCTATTTGGGACTTTTTATTAAAGTTTATTAATAACGAACCAATAAATACTCCTTTTTATATTTCGGTACTTTTTATAGCGTATTTTTGCTATCTATTAACTAGTTTTTCAAATTCAAATGATGATTAGTTGTCGGATTTATCGATTAATCTCTTTAAGCAACTCTGCAACTGCTCGCAACAGTTCAGGGTTGTTTCTTGTTTCTAAATTACTGTTTGCATGTTTTAGTAAATTGAGTTTTAATTTACTTTTTTCTTTAGCGATTCTAAATTTTTGTAACATTTGTAGTTCCTCCTTTTAAGATGTTTGTGTTTCACCCAAAAACTTATTAACAAAGTATTGTTGTCCTTTGCCTGTTACTTTTGGCGTCTTACTAATTGATGTGTGACCGTCCGAATGTGTGATTGATGTTTCTTTAATTTCGAATAACTCACGTTCCATTGAATACTGTGTAGGCATGTTATAATCCACACCCTTGCGTTTAATAAGGAATCCGTTTTGACGTAACCACTCAAACAATCTGCGTTGCCCGATGTTTATACCGTTTTGTTTAATGATCTTTGCTAACTCTCCAACTAAAATTGATGTCTTGGTTGTAGCTACTGCATCTGCAAATACAATTTTTGGTTTATCACGTTCAATCTTTGTTTCTAATTGATTGATTGTGTTGTTAGCAATTTTTAAAGCACGTTGCATAATCATTTCTGGGCTGTTCCATGCTTTCTCTACTTGGATAAAGTATTGTCTTGCACGTTTGCCAGGTTCACTACGTTGAATCATTGCGATTTCTTTTGCAGTGTCGAGAGTGAGTGCGTGGTCAGTTTGATTCTGACGACCTCCTAGTGGGTTATGGACAAAAATGTCCGTGACTATATAATCGATATTTTCTTCAAATCCGTAATCACTCATTCTTTCAAACCATTTTTTGTATGGAGTCTTAACTTCTAATGCTTGATGAAGTTCTCGACCACTGATTGCGATTTCTCCATTTTCTTTTTCTTGTATGTTGAACATTTCGCCGATGTTCGATTTTGTTTGTAATGCTTGCATTTTATTTCTCCTTTACATTAGCGATATCAACTTGTAGTGCATCGCATATTTTTTTTACTGTGAGGAAGCCGGGATTTTTAACTTCTGTTTCGATAGATCGAATTGTCGAGTTTTGTAATTCTGTTAGCTTCGCTAGTTGATAGCGTGTTATCCCCTTTTCTTCTCTCAATTCTTTTAAGTTCAGCATCTTACCACTCCTTATTGTCCATAACGATATTTCGTTATATAATTAATCCAACCCCACTAAACTGGGAGGTGATTTCCTTGCTTATGCGAGGTTTTAAATCATCCTGTGGTTTTATAGGTTAGTAAGTCTAAATTAGAACATCGTTTGTTGTGTTCCACAGTCAACTGAGACGTTAACAAGGTATGCGTACTAGAAGGTAGTAACTTTTAGGACGCTAGACTTTGATGGAAAACCTAAGCACCATACAGGGCTGGGGACGATACCAGCAAAAATTGTGCTGTTAGTCGTAGTGATTAGAACCAAACAAAATTTCCGTAACACATACCTTCTACGACAAGGTGTGTGTTTTTTTACTCAAAATCTTTTAAGCCTAATTCGCTTAATCTTTTTTTGTATAGATGTAAGTAAAACTCTTTTAGTGCGTTGTATGTCTCTGCTGCTTGTGTGTATTCAACTTCGCTCAAATCAGAGTTAAGAGTTACGCCGTACATTGAAAGCGTGAGCTTTCTTATGTGGTCGTGAATTTGGTCGTCTGTTACTTTACCGTTAAACCATTCATTTCCTCGGCGATATTTCTTTAACGCTAAAGGCATGTAGTGGTGTCCTCTGTATGGCGTTTTGATGTATCGAGTGAAAGGAAAACTTCCGTTAATTTTTGAGATTTCTTCTTCGTCTATCTTCACATCGTTGAAAATAGCCCCAGGAAACAAACTTTTATCTCCGTACAATGTTTTTGTAACTTCTTTTGCGATGATTTCTTTTAACTCTTGTTTGGTTAATGTGATTTGTTCCATAGTTTCCTCCTGTTAAGATGTTTGTGTTTCTTTTTGTCGTTTCATTTTTGAGACGTTTTGGTTAAAAAAATAATCATCCATACTTATTTTTAAAACTGTACATATCGCACTGGCTTCATCAATAGTAAAGTTACTTTTATTTTTATTTATCTTTTGACTGAATCTAGCGGGGTTCATACCAATCATATCGGCAACTTGTTTGTGGGTATATTCACTCTCATCAATGAAATTTCTCAAACTCTGATATCTAACTTTATTCACTTTTCCATCCTCCTTTCGTCTCATTTATGAGATTACACTAACAACTATACAAGCTGTTTGTTTAGGTGTCAACAAATAAATTTCATTTTTGAGAAATAAATTTGTAAAACGTGTTGCAAAAATGAGAACAAACTTATATAATAAGTTTGTAAAATACAAATTAAGGAGTAAAATAAATGTCAAATTTCCCTAATAACTTAAATACTTTACGAAAGTCTCGTAACTTGTCTTTACAAGAATTAGCAACCAGACTAAATGAAAAATACGAAGTTAAATTTTCAAAAGCATCAATTGACAGATGGGAAAAAGGTCTAACTAGCCCTTCTATGGAACACGCAAGTGCTTTAGCAAATTATTTTAATGTATCATTAGATGAATTAAGCGGACTGAAAGCTATGGAACCTGACAAACATCAAACTATGGCAGCTCATCTTGAGGGGGAATTAAAACAAGAAGATGTAGACTATATTATGGGATTGATTGACAGATTTAAAAAGAAAGATTAAACAACAAGGGGTAAGGTTTTGATGTCGAGATATGAAAAACTATTAATTGAAAATGACCACATAGAAGTAAGAGATTTCGTAGAGCTTCCAGAGGGGTACGCAGGTTTTTATTCAGATGGAATTGTGCTTATAGACAATAATTTGTCAGAAACACGCAAAGCTGAAGTATTATACGAGGAACTTGCCCACCACAAGTTGACGTATGGCAACATTTTAGATCAGTCGAAGTTCAACAATCGAAAGTTCGAAAATTACGCACGTAGACACGGCTTTATCTCAGCTGTACCGTTACGTGAAATTGTAGAAGCTTATAATTATGGCGTACGTAACTTGTATGAGTTGTCTGAGTATCTACAATTAAGCGAAGAATACATATTAGAAGCGATAGAACAATATAAAAAGATATATGGTATTGGAACTCACTATGGCGAGTATTCAATTACATTTGAGCCGTTGAGAGTTTTTAAATTGCATCACATTGATTAATAACGCCTATGTGGCGTGAGGAGGATGAGGGATGGAAGAAAATAAAACTTTAAAAGAATACTTGCGTAAATTTTTAGAAGGCTACAAATATGTAGTTGAAAACAGATACAATTATCAGTTTAGTAGCAATCCAGAAGCTTTCCCATTCATGAGAAAAGACCATTACAAGATTTCGATATTTTATCTAAATCAATCTTTTTTTGAAGAACCTTGCATCGTCGTTATCTCAAATGACAGTAAATTAAAAGAAATATATAATTTTCGTAATATTGATATCAAATATTTGTCTAAACACTTTACTTCATACATATATGATTCTAAAAAGTATGTAGAAGAACAATCCGGATTATTAGATTTTAATAATTACATTTATTACACATCTATTTACTACGGAAAATATATCGGGACCGTAATATTACAAAACAATTTAGATTTATTTTTTAATTATGGCAAAAGATTAGCTAACGATCATTACAATACATTGATATCGAAGTCGAAAGAAAGATTGATAAACAAAGCACATGATGAAATACAACCGTTCAACCACTTAGATTTAAATAGTATGAAAGAGATTGTTGATGATATAACTTTTTCTTATCAAATAGAACAAGGATTACAAGCTTATAAAAGGGAATTGTATTTGCCAGCTGCAGCAACCTTTGCTGTTGCTATAGAAACGTTTTTAATCAAATTAAAAAAAGTTAATAAAATCAAACATAAAGACACCGATTCAACTATGTACACAAAATTATTAGGAGAATTAACTAAAGAAGGTAAAGTAAATTATAGAACCAAAAAACGGGTAGAAATTGCGTATAGTATGAGAAACATAATCAACCATTCACAAGCTGGTGCAGTAGCCAAAGGTGATTGTGACTTTCTTTTAAACACACTAAAAGACATTGTTGATGAAAACGAAAAAATATTAAGAGAATATACCAAATCAATTAATAAGACGGAATAAATAGGTATCCTTGTATTCAGATTTGATTTTTAACATAATTTGTTCATAAATTTTTAATTTAAGTTCTTGTTCATCGTCATAAATATCAAATTCACTACTATAATTTTCAACTGATTCTTTTATATAAGCTATTTCTGCGTCAGTAAATTTTACACACATTTCATCACCTACTTTTTATTTTATTATATCACATTTAGTACCTAGTACTAAAATCACGGGTAGCCCGCCTACCCTTATTATTTTTTGCCAATTTTGAGGAGGGAGAAGTAAAATGCCAGTATATAAGGATGGTAATACAGGTAAATGGTATTTTTCCATTAGATATAAAGATGTATACGGTAATAACAAACGTAAGATGCAACGCGGTTTTTCAACTAAGCGTGAAGCTAAGAGTGCAGAGGCTATTTTTTTGAATGATGTAAACGAAGGATATAGCGATTCTAAAACATTTGATTATGTTTTTCATCACTACTTAGAAAATAGCGATTTGAGACCTAAAACAAAACGACGCAAACAAAATGAATATCATAAACACTTTAAAGCTAAGTTCGGGCACATAAAAATGAATAAGATAACACAAAATCAATGCCAAGAGTTTCGTAAATATCTAATAGAGAATGTAGCGTCAACAAATTCTGCTCGTACAATTTGGTCAGGTTTTAAAGTTGTAATTAATTATGCTAAAAAATACTTTGGATTACGTACAGATCCAACAATATCAATTAAACCTATTCCGCGTGTAAAACCAAAACCTAAGTTTATGATGCGTGAAGAATTTGAAGAAAGAATCAAAGATATTGAAGAGCAAGATTACAGAGAGTTATTTACATTAATGTTTTATACAGGTTTGAGGATTGGCGAAGCTATGGCGCTTGTTTGGACAGACTACAATAAATACAAAAAAGAGATATCCATAAATAAAACAATGGACATCTCTAATAGAACTATATATCCGAGACCAAAAACAGATAGTTCAGAGGATATTGTTCCTTTACCTAAATTCATCAATACAATGTTAACTGAACGCCACCAACGTGAAAAAGAGTTAAACAAATATTTTGATGAACGTAGTTATTTTATTTTCGGAGGAATGGCTCCCAAACATTACAGTCATGTTCAAAAGAAATTCCAAAAAGCTTTCCCCCATTATAACATTCATGCGTTAAGACATTCTTATGCATCTTATCTTGCAAATAATGGTGTAGATATCTTCGTTTTACAGTCACTCATGAGACACGCTCAAATCACTGAAACGATGGGCACTTACAGCCATTTATATACTCAGAAAAAACACGATGCAATAGCCATTTTTGACAAGTAA